GATCCAGGGATACGACCGAGGCCAGCTCATCGTTACCCTCGGCGGCTACAAGGCGGGCAAGACATGGTGGTTGATGAACCTCGCCCGTACCGCGCTATCCAAGGGGCTTCACGTACTTCACCTGAGCTTCGAGGTCTCGATGCGGCAGATGGAGGAGCGGTACGATATGATGCTGACCCGGAAGGGCAAGTGGAACGTCGGGGAGGTCCGGGAGTATACGCATTTTGACGGATCGAAGGAGGGCAACGACCGCTTCTCTAAGAAGGAGATCGTGATCGAATCGGTCCACGCCCCCTCCGCCGTTATCGCGGCGCGGCGGACACTCTCCCGTTTCGGTGGGCGGCTGATGATCAAGAAGTATCCGATGGGCCAGTGCTCCCCGTCGGAGGTCGAGCGGCTGTTAGCCTACCTCGAAACCTACGAGCACTTCGTACCGGACGTGATCCTACTCGACTACATCGATATCATGAGCCTCGGCGGCCTCGCCTCCGAACTCCGCCACCAGCTCAACGCCGGGTATATCTGGGCCAAGGGGCTGGCCGACGAGCGGAACGTACTGGTAGCGACGGTGAGCCAGGTTAACCGCGCGGCCCTCTACAAGCGGCACCTCACGCAGAAGGACGTAGCCGAGGACGCAAGGAAGGTCGGCAACTGCGATCTCATGCAGGTAATCGGGCGAGACAAGAATGACCTCAAGCGGGGACTGGCGGGGATGGGCGTAATTGCGAACCGCGACGGACCGCAGGACTGCTACTGTACCTTCGTCCCGCTCTTTGACGTGGGGCAATTTTGCCTCTCCTCTTGGTCCAGCCGCTATGATAAAGAGATGAACGACTGGGCAAAGCCGCCCGACGAAGATGGAGAGGATGAAGAATGAGCATCAAGGACATCATCGAGACGTACACGGCGGGGGCCGGGAATGATGATTGGTCGTATGGAGCGATGAGGAAGCTGCTCACCGCCGTCGCCGCCGCCGTCCGCAAGGCGGTGCTGGAAGAGGCGGCAGTAGTGGCCGAATCTCATGGGAAGTGCCCGCCCAGTGACACATACAATATTGGACACAACGGCGCGTGCGGAGAGGTTGCCGCCGAACTCCGCCGCATGAAGGAGAGCAACGATGATTAAGCCCGTGGCAGTTATCGCATCGGAGATACAACGTGGAATCACGGAAGCACGGGAAAAGAGGCAAGAGATGGATGACCTATCCCCCAGAGAGCTAGACGCAAGAGTTGCGGTTGATGTTATGGGGTGGACGCTTGACTGTGCAGGAACGGACCCGATCACGACACACTGGAAATCTGCGGACGAGAAACTGGGAATTCTAGTTATGAGTTGGAGCCCTTCCTCTGACTGGTCCTGCATGAAGCTGGTGGTGGAGAGGATGCATCACTTGGGCTGGTGCCTCGGCATGATCGAATACGACGATGCGAGGTGGCAAGTCACAGCATACGAACTGCACGGAAAGAAGCGTTCCTTCAATGTCGTCGCTGACACTCTCCCCCGTGTAGTAAGCCTTGCGGCGTTGAAGGCGGTGGCGAAATGAATAAGTCAGAAGAAACCAAAATCGGATGCTGCCATTGCTGCGGGTTCGAGACACGAGTCACGTCCTATAGGGTCTGCGTGGCCGCAGATCGGCGAGAGGACCAATGGCTATGCAATCTCTGCGCCTCCACCGACGCGGCTATGGCCTCCCCCCAAGATCGGCACATATTCCGCTCGATGGCATTTATGGCCAACACGATTCTTAAGGCCATTGCCGAGCTGAAGCCCATACCGAACACGGACGGGAGGCCACGATGATCCTTGTATTCGAGCAAGACAGTCGCACGCGGCGCGGGCGTCGGCTCACGCTGAGACCGGTACTATTCCGGGGCCGATGGAATGGACAGAGGACGTGGCGACTTTGTTGGGGGATGTGGAGCGTCTCGGCGTACCCGTCACCGGGGCTCCGGGAGTTCTTCGAGACGGCGGGGCGGGGCTGCTGGCACGCCGTCGATACGCGGAACCGAGGCGAATGAGATGGGCAAGAAGCTAGAGCCGATGACGCGGAATGGTAAGGTGGACCAGTACCTATTCCACTGTCCGGGATGTGACAACCTTCACGCTTTGTGGGTACGTCCACAGGCAGGCCGCCCGTGTTGGACGTTCAACGGCGATCTGGAGCGGCCTACCTTCTCCCCCTCACTGCTTGTGAGACCGGTTGGAAAGCAGGGGACTGGGCCAAACCGAACGATGCGGTGCCACTCCTACATTCGAGACGGCCAGATTCAGTTCTTAGCGGACTGTGAGCACGACCTCGCGGGCCAGACTATAGAAATACCGGACTGGGAAGAGTGAGATGGACGATCCTATTCGATATTCCGCCTACATCGTCGGAACTAGCCGCCGGAACGTGGCAGAGGTCACGGGCGTACTCGCCGCCCAAGGCGAACCGGACGTGATCTATTCTCTGTACACCCAAGCGCAACGCAACGGGCGGCGGCTACCGTGGTGGCAATATCGTCGGAAGGGCCGATGCCGTCTATCAACATGGAAGCGGTGGGCGAAGGATGCTATCGTAATCCCATGACTTGGCCCAAGGATATCCCGGACGCCGAGGTAGCCGAGCTACTCGCGGGTATTCACTTCAAGACGGAGCCGCGCCGCCATCAGGCGATCTCCCTCATCTGGGCCTCCGTCGCCGGGCGTCGCCTCGCCCTCTGGCACGATATCGGCACTGGCAAATCATGGACCGCCCTTAACACGCACCGCATCTGGAACTCCAAACGCATCCTCATCGTCTGCCCCGCCTCGGTCGTCGAGAGCTGGGAGGAGCAAATAGCTACCCATACCGACGCTATCTGCTGCGCGCTTACGGGTAGCGCCGCAGATCGGCAGGCGGATTTAGAAAACGCCCCGGCTCGGTTCTTCGTCCTGAACTACGAGGGGCTGCAGGTCCTCTTCGGACGGCGGACGAAGGCCAAGGCCGACAAGCGGAGCAAGTGGACGCTCGACCGGGACGCGATCCGGGCGGCGGGATTTGACGGGCTCGTATTCGATGAGTGCCACTACCTCTCGAATCCCAAGAGCCAGCGGAGCCGGGTAGCCTACGAATTAAGCCGCGTAGCCCGCCAGGTTATCATCATGACCGGCACATCAATCTCGACCGGCGAGGCGAATCTCTGGGGGCAGTTCAATGTACTGGACGGCGGCGTTAGCCTCTCCCCATCTCAGCACGCCTTCCACAAGGCGCACTTCAAGCAAGACTTCTTTGGCAAGTGGACGGTCCGCGAAGGTGAGAGCGAGGCGATCCTCGCCCGCATCGAGCCGCACACCCTCTACTATGATAAGAGCGAGTGCGGGGATTTGCCGCCCCGGATATACGAGGAGCGACGCACGGACCCGTCAGCGGAGTTCCGGCGGATAGAGAGGTCGATTATCGAGGGGGAGGTTGTCCGCCTCGATGGGGGGACGCTCGGGGCCGTCGACGCCCAGCAGGTAGCGAACAAGCTAAGCCAACTATCGGACGGATTCCTGAAATTAGATGACGGGACTACCGCTCCGCTCGACGTAAACCCGAAGGCTGACCTGCTGATGGAGACGCTCGGGGAGGTCCGGGGCAAGGTGATCGTGTTCCATTCGTATATCGCCTCCGGCCGCCTCATCGAAGCCCGCCTGGAGGCCGCCCGCATTCCCTACGCATCACAAAGAGGTGAGGTGAAGCAGGTCCAGCGATTCATGAAAGACCCAGAGTGCCGCGTACTCGTCGCGCACCCGCTCTCCGGCGGGATCGGCCTGAATCTCCAAATGGCCTCCTGCGTAATCTTCTACGGCAACGGAACGCAGGGCGCTACCGTCCGTGCGCAGGCCGAGGGGCGTATCTGGCGGATGGGCCAGACGCAACGGTGCCTGATCTTTGACCTGCTTCTCCGTGGCACGCTGGACGAGCAACGCCTCGAACGTACCCAAAGTCTCGCCGAGGTCGCGGAAAAGGTGCGGGACTACTTCCGGAGCCGCAGCTGAGAAACTCCCTTTAAGATACTCTCCGGCCCGCTTTTCAAGAGTAGATAAAAAACTTAGAAACCGTAGATTTTATCCTAGCTTCTAACCGATACGTTCCGTATACTTCTTATAGTATGAGAACGAAAGAAACAAGGAGACACACCATGTCTTTGACACCGAAGCAACGCATCGACGGAATTCAGCACAACCACAACTTTAGTGTTGTCGTCTACCCGGGCGACCGGTATCAATATCTTCGGGGTGATTGGCGAGGCGTTCACAGCGACGGCATCGACCCATGCGAGTTTGTGTCCGGCCATTCGACGGGTGAGGAATCGCGGACGATCGCCGAACGGTATCGTGAGGCCGACCACCGCGAGGACGTATCATGCTGAACGCACAAGAGAAGATCGTCGTAAGGCAGATTGCGCGGGAGCTTGACACCATGCATGATCAGTTGAGCGCTGATGTTCGCCCCGGACACCCAGACTACGTTAGCAAGCTAGTCGCTGCCGAACGGGCGGCTGTCCTGGGTATCCGGCTCGAAAAGCTGTTCCCGGAAGCTGCGCTCGTTAGATAGCCGCCCCCCGCCCGCGTGCTCCAGGACTATGCGGCTCGGACCCGCAGCGGGCAGTTACGATACCTCTTGAGGAAAGGAAGTAGATCATGGGACAGTCAAAAGGACTCAGGGAAGCAGTGGCGCGCGGATACCGGCTGGGGCAGTCTGACAATGAGGCGGGCCTATGCCGCCCCTCGCTCGCTGTTGAGGCTATCGAGATTGATTTCAAGAAGGAGATGGCCGCGCCGGAACTGCTGGGGGCGATGAAAAATGCCTTGGGCGATTTGTCTCATATCCCAGCAGAGTGTGTGCCCGACGCAACGGACCGAGAACGGCTTATCACTGCCGCGTCGGGCCTTCGCGCCGCCATCGCCAAGGCAACAACGTAGCACCCCTGTCCCTCTATCCTTAGCGGGTGGAGGGGCTTTATCGAACTGTGTCTCTATTGGAAAGGGTTGAATGATGAGCGGGATAGACCTTGAGTCAGCAGCACGCAATGCGAGAGACGTTCTGGGGCTCGTTCTTGATCCACTGGCTAACGGTGGCAAACTTGATGCAAGAAGCCAACCGCTCGGAGAACGGCGCAGGTTTGTCACAATCATCCGAGAGGCGATAAAAGAGCTTGACGGCGCAATCTCCGAATAATCGGCTTGCGACGTTGCCCCAGGATGGACTTGGAGCAGCGCGGACATAGTAGAGTACCTTGGAAATAGATGGAAAGGATGACACTGTGAAACGAATACTCTGTTGGCATTTCGCCGCCGATGATCTGAAGCTAGGTTATCGAGACGGGCGGAAGATTCAAGCGGGGCGCATCTTGTCGGTTGAGGGTACGCCGGAACTTTGCCTACACGGAATGCACGGATCGCGAACGCTGCTGAACGCTTTGGACTACGCGAATGGGTCGCAGATTTGCCGCTGTGAGGTATGGGGGCAGGTGGACAAAGGAAGTGCCAAGCTGTGCGGAACCCATCGCAAAACGCTTTGGATTATTGACGGCACGAATCTGCTGCACGAGTTCGCCTGCCGTTGCGCGGAAGACGCTCTCGCGCTTGCCGATAATCCAGACTCACGAAGCGTTCGCGCTATCGAGGTCAAGCGGCTGTGGGTACGCGGCCTAGCGACCCGCGCAGAATTGGCTGCTGCGCGGGATGCGGCGCGGGATGCGGCGTGGGATGCTGCGCGGGCTGCTGCGCGGGATGCGGCGTGGGATGCGGCGTGGGCTGTGCAATCCCGCCGCCTTGCCGCGATGGTGTCCGCAGAGCATAAAAGAGCAAAATGACCCCGAGTACCTTGGAAAGGAAAGAGATATGAACGGGAAAGAGCCAAACATCTGTGCGGACGTAGACATAAAGAAGTTCATCATGGTAGGCCAGCGGTGCTATGAAGTTCCGCAAGACGTTGCCGACGATCTGGCATCAACGCGGGCACATCGCACTGCACTGCTAGAAGCGTTACAGGAGCTTCTGTCGTTTCATAAGGCGTGGACCGCAGCGGACCTCACAGAGCATAACTGGAACAAGCTCCCATGCGTAAACAAGGCCCGTGCTGCTATCAAACAAGCCAACGTGTAAGCATTACTTACAAGCTGAAAGGATGTGGAATTATGTTTCTGCACGCGAACAAAGAGGTTAGAGTCACGTTTATGCAAGCCGTCGTCGGGTGGATGATCGAGGTGTCGTTCAATGTCTCGTTGGCTTGCGGATTGTTCTACGTCGGAGTCAAGATGCTGTGCTGGGCGCTGCCGTTGGTCAAGGCCGCGTGGATGCTCAACAGGGGCTAAAGCCCAAATAACCTGCCCCGCTATAATATAGAGACCGCCGCGCCGGACCCGGAGAGGGACCGACGCCCAACCGAAGGAGAGCCCCATGGCTCCCACCGCAACAACGACATCCGTCGACGCGAAGAAGATACCTCCGTTAGCCGACCTGTCCGGCTTGATTCATCGGCAGGCGAGCTACTGCTGGAAGCGCCTCCCCCACCCGGCTCCCCTGGAGTTCGAGGAGCTGCTTCAGGAAGGCGCTGTCTGCTACCTGATGTTCCGGGATAAGTTCCGTCCGGGGGAGGGCACTAAGTTCATCACCCCCTTCTTCACCGCCCTCCAGCGACACCTCGCCAAAGTCCTCCACCGCGCCTACCGCTGCCGCCGGGTGATGCTCGTCGACTCGGAGCCCGGCCCGGAGGGCGAGACTTCGATGGACCCCGTGACGCAGGCGGAGGCCCGGCCGGAGGCGCGTATCCGCATTCAAGATATCACGGTCAAGCGGCTATCCCGCCATGCCTTCCTCCTGTGCCGAGAGATACTGACGCCCTCCGACGGCTTCATGCTCTGGTGCAAGGGCCGGTACATCTACTGGGATACCAAGTCCCCCCGTCTGCTGAAGGACCGGGCGGCCCGGTATCTCGGATTTGACGCCGAGACGACCACTCGCCTCGGCGCGGAGATCGCCTCCAAGCTGGAGCCGTCCGAGGAGAGTGTAGCGTGAGCGAACAATGCCCAAAATGCGGATTCATCGGACCGGAAGAGGACGGGCGATATTGCCGGAAGTGCGGAATGAGCTGCGCCGGAACCCTCCAAGAGCAGCTCGCCGAAGCGAGGAACGAGATCGCCCGACTTCAGGCGCAGCTTCTGGCCGCTCCGTCCGGCACCGCCCTCCAGAACCGACTGAAGCGCCGGAACGCCGGGCAGAATCGAACTCGAAAGCTCAAGAAGCAATTATATACCCTCCTCCAGTGCGGCTCCAACGGGCGGATCATCGAGGAGGTTACGCGACTGCTCGCCCGCTGCGTCCGGCTAGAGGACCTCGCCGGTGTAATTCAGAAGCGGATGCCGTTACTAAAGCAGGTCGCCCAGCTACTTCCCCGAGGCCCGGAATGCGGCGATCTCACTGAGCTGAACACAATCCTAGAGCCCCTCCTCGCTGAGGAGTACGGGGATACGACACGGGTACTCCGGCAACTCTGCGAGGAGGTCCCCCACCTCCGAAATACTACCAGGGCGCTGCGGATGATTATCAAGCGGCTGGTCGACCTATGCCGATACGTAGGCCCGCCGAAACCCGATCACGTCTGCGGCGCGGAGAGTAACTGCGACATGGGCTGCGCCGCCTACGTCGCGTGGGAGGAGATACTCTGCGAATGCGAGGATGCGGCTAAGGTGGTGCCTTTCGATCAACGGCCGAAGAAGAAGGAGCCGACTGATGAGTATTGAAACATGGAGAGCCGAGTTCATGCCAACCCCCGCCCGCGTAGCGGCGCAAGCATCGTTAGCGGAACAGCTCGCATGGTGCTTACGGAAGTGGACCGGAGGCCGATTCGAGAACTTAGAGAAGCACGGGCTATTCGTACTCAATCCCCAAAAGCCCCACGCCCTCCGAACGAGGGGGGAGGCAGCTTTTACCGACCCCCACGATCTCCACGTATTCTCCGAGTCCGCTTGCCCGCTCTGCTTCAACTTCCGCTCGGAGGTCGAACGGTACTGCGACGGATGCCCGCTGGTAGAGACCTCCGACATGCTGCGCTGCGGACTCTCCGCCTCGGCCTACACCCAGTGGTTCAAGAAGCAGGACCCCGAGCCGATGATCATCGCTCTCGGCGAAGCTCTGGCGAGGGAGACGCTGCGGGCCGAGCGGACGGCCAAGGACAGCGCGGGCCAGCTGATCGTAGTTCCGGCGGGAATGGACGTGAGCGAGGTAGTAGCCGTCAAGACGACGGGTTGCGACAAGTCCACCGTTCTTTACCCCGACACCGACGCGAGGGGTTGGCCGCAATACACTATAGTCAAAAAGAAGGAACTGGGACCCGATTCCTACGCCTACGCGAAATGGTCGGGACCCCGGCCTACCGATGCCGTCTACTTCCGCACGGACGGAACATTCAGTAACGTAGACCCGGTAGTCTGGCGAGATTACTCTCACCACGTCGCCAGTTTTTCCGTCTGGCGAGCCGCGACCCACGACGAGGCTATGTACCGCCTCCGTCCTCCCGATACGGATCAATACACCGTGGCGAAGTCTATCCAGATCGTCCGGGACGGAGAGGCTTATCTCACCATGAACGGTGTCTCCGGCAAACTAGTCGCAGTTACCTCCCGCGATGGGCAGAGGTTTGACCCGAGCCCGAATTTCGGCGACGGCCTGCGGTGGACGGTGGTAATGAAAACGAGCGAGGATAAGCTGGACGCCACGGACTTCTGCGACGATCAGCCCGTGCACGTCTCGAAGAAGGACGGCGGCCCGAAGCTGTGGGCCGAGCCTCGGTACATGGTGTACAAAAACTTCCGCAAGAGACCGGGAGATAACAATATTGCGTACCTGAAGTTCACCGGCCCGAAAGATACCGCTGCTATGGTAGTGGTCTCGGGCAAGGGCTCCGGGAAACGCGGGCGGACTTGGGGCTACTACAGCAACCACGAGAAATGGGAAGAGGCCCCAAAAGAACTGGCGCTCGCCCGCGTCCGCCCCGCGTTCGCGCGGGAGTACCGCGTACCTTGTACTGAGTGCCGCGAGCGGTACATTAACACGTGGGATGGCGGGGCGGAGGTCTGCGTGGCTGTTACGGCGGGAAGGAAGAATAGGGACGGCGGACGCCGCTGGATATATGAGCCGAGCCGCTGTAGCAAATGCGGCAAGACGCTACGTGCGGACGAGGAGAAGTTACTTGGGCCGAGTAGAGACCGAAAAATCCCTCTCACGCGAAGGAGCCGAACGATGAAGATGAACACCACGATGAAAGCGCTAGACGGCACCCAGGCCCGCCCCGAGGTTACGCTCGTCGGCGAGGACGGGAATACCTTTGCGATCATGGGCGCGTGCTCGAAGTCCGCCCGGAAGGCCGGATGGAGTGATACGCAGATTGAGGAGATGGCGAACGAGATGCAGAGCGGGGACTACGATCACCTTCTCCAAGTCGCCCAGGAGCTATTCGACGTATCGTAGCCGAGATGCTCCGACGGGGCCGGGCGGTCCGAATAGACTACCCGGCCCCGTTCGTCGCTTAGGCAGCTGCGTACGGCCCCGAGCGGCCCACTACAGGGACCACCGGCCCGCCGGGCACTCCTTCGCAGGGTTTGCCAGTATCCGCCTTTGCGAGCAGGCGGATTGATGGGCGATGAAGCACGCTTCCTTCACTTCCCCGGAACACTCCCCGCAAGCTCGCCGCCGGGCGGCGATATCCCCGGTCTCCGGCGCGCGCTCGGGCCGCCGGTCGTGCGTTCGCCACGGCGCGCCGAAGGGGCACTCGAAGTCGATTACTCCGCCGGGCAGCGTAAACCGCTCGGCCCACTTCTCCCGATCCGCAGTACGCTCCGGGTCGCGGCAGCGGGCGCAGTGAGCGCGGCTGCGACAATGGTAGGAATCGACCCAACGGCCCTTACTCGCCTTCTTCATGAGCACGTCACCGTAATGGTACAGGCGTGGCAGTTAGCCTCGTCGTCCGCCTCCCCATCGCACAGCCCCCCATCCAACGTGAACGTCCCGATAAACTCGCCGCCGTTTGTATCGGAGCAGACGAGATCGCCGGTGATATCCTTCATGAATTTAAGGTACTGCTCGCCATCGCCGGTCGTATTCGACGGATCGCCGTAGTAGTCTCCCGGCTCGGTCGCGCCGGAAGCGAAATACGCATCCGAGTTCCACTGATAGAAATGCGGAAGGATGCCGGAGTAGTTCAGCGCGGCGTACATCTTCTGCGTCGCCTTCCAGTAGACCAACTGGACGAAAGGCCCGGAGGTATCCGGACCGGCTACCCACCAGCACATATCACTATCTTCGTAGTGCGATTCGGAAATGTCGAGGTCGTTAGACTGGTAGGTCCCAATAACATCGTGACAGAAGGAACAGGGCTGGTTAGGATTGACCGTTCCGTCGAAACAATCTGAGTCACCGGCGACTGCGAAACTAACCTCGGCGCCAAGGGCCGAGACCACAGCACATCCTAAGCACGCCGGGCAGCAGCAGTCGGAGTCCACGCTAAACTTCCCATCCGTCGCGTTGAAGCCCCCGCCGAGCTGAAACTTGCCGCTATCAAGTAGTCTGAATTTCCCTGACTGTCCCATCGTCGTCTCCTACGGGCAATCGCTCGTGACGAGATACTCATTCGCATCCCATAACGCCACAGTCATATCCGAATCGAAGAAGGCGAGCCCCCACGAACTATCCGACGGGGCTCCTATCTGGCCGGTCTGCGGACGGTTCTTGACGGGGGCCATATCCGAACCATATACCAGATCGCTCATTCGGTCGGTCACCAGATAGGTGTAGGAGCATTGATCACTCGCGTTACCTTCCTTACCGGCGGGGTCCCCCCACACCGATACCTTGACGGGGAAGAGTAACTGCGTCGGCGGCACCATCGTCACGTACCGCGCCTCGGGGGGTACGCTATTGTCCGTGATGCGGAATACGACCATCTCCACGCCGTCCGACAGCAGGTGGTTCGCATTATTCGGTAGCTGCGTCTCCCATAGGTTCGTCACGGTAATCGCGTCGGAGTCGGGGTAGGTCTCATCCTCCCACGCCAGTACAATGTCCGAGGAGAGGAGCTTTTGCCGCTTCACGAAGTATTTGGCGTCCGAGTAATCGCTCGGCTGATCGCCAGAGTCGATCTCTCCCACGAAGAAAAAGTCCCCCTCCCCGTCGAGGGAGATATAGACGGTATTGCCCTGCTCGGTAACAACGATAGGGGCCTGCCCCGAGACGTTCTTAATCCCGTCCACCACTTGGTTGAGGTGCCCGGCGGAGATCGACGGCCCCGGCTTGAAAGGCTCGATGGGATTGAAGTCAGCCATAACCTACCACCCGCTCGGGTCGAGCGCACTGAAGGAGGTATCGCTGTACGGGGATTCGCCGTTAGCGGCGACCACGGCCGTCCACGTCGGCGAGTCGGCCCGCTTATCTAGAAAGGTGTTCCACGTATTCGCGTGTTTGTAGGAGAACTTGTAGGCGATTGAGTAGATCGTATTACCGTCGCCGTCGGTGCCCTCGCTAAGATCGGCCCCAAGCAGTAGTAGCTTCTCCGCCCCGTAGGAAAAGCCCTTGATCGTCGTCGCCCCGGAGTTTACCTTCCCCTGCGCGTTCAGAATCGTCGTCTTGTCGCCAGCCGCCAAGTTCGCCGTGCGGCCCGAGAGAATGATGGTAGCGGTAGGCGCCACGATCACCGATGACACATCCTGATTGAGCACTACGTCACCGGTAACGGTCCCCCATCGCCACGTACCCTCACCAAGAGTGATCGCGTCGCCTCCGGCGCTCCATCGCTCTTTCCATTTACTCCAATCCTCGTTGACTTGGCCCTCGTTCGTGAACGGGCGGAAGTCCGCCGAGAGCAGGGCGGTCTGTGGGCCACCCGCGCTAGCGTCGGCATCGCCGAGCGGCTCGATCCCGACCTGATGGCACACGAGGTTTGATAGGTCCGAATGCTGGGAGCCTAATAGGGCGTTTTTACATCCGTTCCGCAACGCCCAAGAGCACGTGTATTGGATCGTCGACTGGGCGTCATCGGTAGTGAAGTTCTCCCCGTACCCGGCCCACTTTTGAGTTACGTCGCTTATTACTCCGGCCATATTTCTACTCCGTTACAACAGGCGTCTTTCCCTGTGCCCTGATATCCCGCAGGAGAAGCTCGATACGAAGCGACGCCGCTAACGCATCCTTCGAGAGCTTGAACTCCGGCGTCATCACCGCACCTTGAAGCTGCCTATGAAGTTCCGTAATACCCTGCGTCTGCCCGCCCTTAGTTTTGGCATCGTGCGCGGCCTTTTTCTTCATCGCCTCGGCGATTACGTCGGCAGACTTTTGGACCTCCGGTGGCACCTTACCACCAAAGGCTTTTTCTAGGCGAGCCTGCCGCTCGCGACGCTCCCACTTCTCCCTCATCTCCGGGGGCATCAAGCTTCGGGCCGACTGCGACATAGAGGCGATCACGCCCATGCGCTGCTGGAGCTGCGAGCGGCGGGCCTGCGCCGCCTTCGTCGCCGTCTCCTTCGCCGTCCGCTCCGCCTCCTCCGTATCCCGCTTGTTCCAGTCGGCGTTGACGGCGAACTGCTCGGCGCGGTGCTTCTCCAAGATAGCCGTCTTAGCCGCTTCGGTGCCATCGAAGGCGCGTAGCTCCTCCGTCTGCTCCAGCTTCAGTAGCTTCAACGTCCGCTCCCGCCCCTCCGCCTCGGCGGAGAGCCGGGCCTTCGCGGTCTCCAGCTGGATACGCACGAGAATGTCTTTCTTCTTTCGGGCGGTCTGCGCGTCCTCGGCGGCCCAGACCTCGCGCAACGCCCCCATCTCCCGATTGAAGTTCTCCTCAATCCCTCGCCGGGCCTTCCCATCCTCCCCACCAAAGCCAAGCGGACCCAACGCCTTTTGCTTACTAGATCGGAGCTTCCCCGCCGCCTTCTCCCGCTCTATCCCAATCGCCTCGGCCTCGCTCCCGGCGATGCGGGACGCCTCGGCCTTCAGCGCAGCGATGCGCTCGTTAGCCTCTATATTGACGAGGCTTCTGGCGTTCCGCCCCGCAGCGGCCTTCTCTCGACTCAGCGCCGCTGCCCGCAACTCCCCAGCGTCGGCGATATCTTGCTTGAGAGCGTTCTGCTTCTGGATAGACGCCGCCCGTAATACACCCGCCACATTCCCCTGAAGCGTCCCCTCAGTCGCCGTATTCTCCAACCGGATGAGGTCCTTCTCGTTAGCCTGTTCCTTCTCCAGCCGCTTCTTAAAAAGGGCCACCCGGTTGGCCTGTCGGGCAGAATCGCTTATGGAGGAGGTTTCCTTACCCCGCACGCCCCTTAGCTTCTCGATCTCTTTTCTCAGCTGCTGCATTCGACCCGTCAGCCGCATCGCCTCCTCGCCCTCCTTCTTCAAGATAGCGTTGGCGGCGGCGGTCTTGGCGGCCATGATACCAACTACAGCTCCTAGCCCCACTATAGCTACGGCAAGACCAGCAATAGCTATAGCCGCGAGAGGAAACGCCGCTACTAACACTCCGATTCCCGCGAGTAGACCCGTAACCTTTACCGCACCGCCCGCCAGAATAGTACCGAGCCACAAGAACTTAGCGCCGACCGCCGCGATCGCGCCGGTAACGGCGCTCCCGAGCCCGCCCGCGAGCGCGAGTTTCAAGCTCGTCAGCCAGCCGTAGTTCGCGGCCGTCGCCGTAGTAGCCGCGAGGGCCTGGCCCAGCATCGCGATCTTCAGCGCAATGATCGGCTTGATCAGGGCGGCGGCTACGATAGTCCCGGCGCTCAGCACCGCCGTAAGGAGTAGCACCTGCCCGATCACACTCTTGAACGGACCCAGTATCTTGAGCAGTGCGGAGAATAGCTCGCTAATCACCTTAATAGTGGGCATAATCGCCTCGCCGACCTCAGTGAAGAACCGCTTGACCTCCTGCGTGATCTGCTTAAAGCGGAAGGCTACCTCCGCCGACGCCTTCTCGAACTGCTCCATAGCCCGACCCGCCGAGTTAGCTACCAACCCGATGTCCTTCGTCACGCCCGCCATATCCCCCATCGACGCGAGTACGGCCTTCATACCCCGGATGTTCGGGAAGAGCACGGCCACGTCGGCGGCGTCGAGTCCCTGCATCTTCTTGAACACGCCCACGAGCCCGTCCGCTCGAAGGGTAGCGGTACTTAGCTCGAAGCCCAACTCCTTCGCCCGCTTCGCTCCCTCCTCGGAGGGCTTGAGGAAGGAACGAATAGCGCCAACTACGGCCGTCATCGCCTGATCGGCGGAAATACCGGCGCGGGTAGTCGTGGCGATTACGGCCAATAGCTCATCAAGATTGACGCCCGACTGGGCCGCCGTCGCCGCGACCTTACCGATACTAGACGCCAGCTCCTCCATCGTGATCGTACCGCGAAGGACGGTGGCGGAGAGCTTATCGGTAATAGACACGGCCTCGGATACGTCCATCTGGTAGGAGTTCAGAATCGTAGTCACGGCGTCAGCTACCGTCGCTACGTCCGTGAAGCCGCCGACCGCCGCGATAGCCGAGGCCCTCAATACGTCGAGCGCCTGTGACGTATCTACACTCGCCGAGAGGATATCGTAGAGCCCCTTGGCGAGGGTGGCGGTACTCTGGCCGAACTCTACGGCCATATCCTTAACCGCCGCCGTATACTCCTCCATGAGCGGGAGCGTCTGCGTATCCAGCATCGTACTGACCATCGCCATCTGATTAGAGAACTTCGCCGCCGATACGGTGGCCACGCCGATAGCCGCGCCGGAGATGAGGAACGCCTTTTTGGCCACAGCCGCGATCTTGATCAATCGGGCATTCGTCGCCTGCAGGTGCTTCTTCATCGTCTCCAGCTGAGTAAGGGACGTACCCATACCCCGCAGGCCGATTTCGGCATATAGGTCGGCGATCTTCTTAGCCATGCGCCATGCCTTTCCGCTCCGCTACTCGGAGGGTAGCCCTCTACTTGGCGAACACGCGAGCCGGGGTTACTCCCTTCGAGTAGTCCCGGCGTGTCCTCGTGATCCGCCCCTTACTCGTGCCGTTCAGATACGCGGGTATCTCGCTGCAATCCTTCACCCTCGCGTTGAACTGCGTCACGGACCAATCCAAAATCTGCTCGACGCTCACCGAGTAAGTGAACATGAGGAGGGATATTACGAAGTCCCATCTGAATCGGTCCCCTCCGCCGGGGGGCTTGCGTCCCCTCCCTCGTCAGCCTTGGTGAGGGAGTCGGCGAGGGCCTTCAGCTCGTCCCTCTCCACCTCGGTCAGCAGGTCCGGAACGTCCTCCAGCTTAATCTTCGGGTCGGTCTTGATCATCGTCCGCCAGAGCATATAGACCAGGCCCTCGGGGGACTCGGACTCCTGCGTCAGCTCAAACGCGCTGATGGTCGTATTGGTGATATTCGTCAAGACGGCTACGCGATCCACGGAGTCCATATCCTTCCCAGCGCCCGCCGAGAAGTCCCGAATGCGGGTAGACTTGATATAGCTCTTGAACGCTAGATAGTCTCCCACCGTCAGGGGACGTACCTTCCACTCCCGGCCGCCCAGCGTAACCATCGGCCCGGTCCCAACCGCCTTCTCTAAGCTATCCGTCGTCATCTCGCCTCTCCTTCTTCTCGCGCTCCGCCGTTAGTTAGGCGATATCGCTGTGGAACAGATCACTCGTACCCTGGAATGTCAGGGTCTGCGTTTCGATCCCGTCTACCGTTACCGACGGGCTCTGCCCGATACAGTGGGCCTCGCCCTTCAGTACCTGATTGGCGTTGAGGAATAGCCGAAGGTAGGCTTGCCCGCCCACGTCGGATTCCTGAATCTGGGTATCCGAGTCTACGTACATCTCGATAGTCCCGGTCCAGCTCTTCAGCCCGGCCTTAAACTCACGCCAGCCCTCCGAAGTGAAGTCGGTTGTGTCTAGGGTATCGGCTCCCACATCCATGCCCCATGCGTGGGTGCGATACCCTACGTCACTCAAGATGCCGTCCCAGAAATCGCTGGTGACATCCGAGTAGTAGGTGCCCCAGAGCACCGCGCCGTCAAATCCCGCAATCGGCATGATCTCCTCCTCCCGCCCGTGCGCGCACGCACGCGGACAATTCAGTTGTTAGACCGCGAACAGATCGCTCGTGCCCTGGAAGCCGAGGCTCTGCGTCTCGACGCCATCGACGGTGACGGCCGGATTCCAGGAGGTAACGAACGCCTTGCCGGTCAGCTTACTCGTACCGTCAAGGTCTAGCGTAATCGTCGCCAACGTGCTGTTGCCCACGTCGCTCGGAACGATCCGGTTGGTCGAGTCTACGTACATCTCGACGGTGCCGGACCAGCTCTTCAGCCCGGCGATGAATTCGCGCCAGCCCTCGCTCGTGAAGTCCGTCGTATCAAGCGCGTCCGCCGAGATGTCCGTGCTCCACGCGTGAGTGCGGTACGCCACATCGCTATCGACGATATCGCCGAAGTCGACTTGTCCGTTGTAACCAGCAATGGGTGCCATAAGTCCCTACCTCCTCGGTAGTTAGAACAGAGCCCGCTCTGTCCATACGTTGAACTGCGCGTATCCATTCAACTCGGCGAAGGCCCGCGCAGCTCGGAACTTCGCAACATTCTTCTCATCCGAAAGCAATGCCTTCGGCTTGATTTCTACCAACCGCTTCTCCCCGCCTACAAACTCTACTTCGAGGTCGGGAAGATAGACCCGACTGACCCCACCGAACAAATACGGAATCGTAAAAGGCTCCGCCCGGAACGCCTTAATGATCGGGCTGGCGTCCAACATCTCATACGCCTTCTTCTCGTAGCTGGATCGATACCAGATTTTCCGTCCCATCTTCGTGGAGAAGAACCAACCGCGTTTATACGCCCTAGCTGGCAATAACTCCGGATTCGCCCGTAGGTAAGCAGTTTGAGCAGCGCTCAGCTTCGCCTTCGCCTCGGCGGTATGCTTTATACCGGGCCTACCCCTACGAGCAGTACTCATGTTTGCGCGGGCTTCGGACGTAGCCTTTCGGCCCTTACCTGAAGCGCTCATCTTCGCCCGCGACTCAGGTGTATGTTTCATACCTGTCATACCTACATGGTTAGCGCTGATCTTCGCTCGCGCCTCGGGCGTATGTTTATTGCCCATATGAGCAGCGCTCATATTTGCGCGCGACCTAGCAGTATGCTTCCGTCCTAGCATACTTACGTGGTTAGCGCTAATCTTCGCCTTCGATTCCTCGGTATGTTTCGAGCCCTTATTCACTACTGAACCTCACCCGGTAGTCCGCCGTGCGCTGCCACACATTATCATCCAATCGTGTGGGTCCCGTTGCCGACTCACGCTGGCAAGAGATAAAATCAAGCGTATCGAACGCCAGCGTGCCGCGATGGAACACCGCGTCCAGCTTATCGAAGATGCCCTCAATGTCAGCAATGCTCGAACGCTTATCGTAGATGCTGAACTGGATCAATGACTCCTCAAAGCCCTCGCCCT